TCAAACTCCCTAACCTCTAATGGCTTAATTGGAGACATGTCACATTTAGTGCCATGACTTTCAGTTGCAGGATGAATGTGAATCTCTCTTTTACTATCGTTAAAGAATGAAAATTTAGGCATTCTTATCAACCTTCTTTCTAAATTTCTTTTTAAGCCATATTAAGCTTTTTGGGTGAATCATATCCCATGTGGCATTAATCATTTTTGTCAACCCTTTGACGATAAAGAAGGTTGCTACTACGAGCAACACTCCTTTAACAGTCCACCATGCAAGAGTTAAGATAAATAAGGCAATTAAAGTAAATACATCCATATTATCGTACTTCCTCTCTGTTAAAAAGTAGACTTAACTTATATTCTAATTCTGCAATCCTATCATTAGCCTTTTTCAAGTCTGCATGATACTTGAAGATTTTCTTCATATGCGGTACGATTTCAGTTTTGGCAGAGTGAAAATAACGTGAATACTCTGGATACATCTTTCGTGCCTGTTTAAAGAATGGAAGAAAATGCTTTTCTGTCTCCTTCGCTTGACGAAGTTCCTTCTCTGGAGTGGCGTGTTCCAAAGTGCTAAAGTTATGCTTTCTATCTGCTGTTTTAATAAGTGCCATCTTAGAAAATTGCAATATGTAGTCTAGATATTCTTGTAGGTTCTTCTCATCTTTGTAGTCAACGCCATCCTTTTTAGTAACTCCATCAACCAACATAGCTACTTCTGCGTTAAATTTATCTGCAAGTAATTCGTTAGTGATATACTTCACTCCATCGCTGTTGACAATATCTTCCTTAGAATCATGTAATACAAATGCAGTTAATGTATTTTGGTCTGTAATTCCATGATTAATTAAATCTTGACAACCATCTACTAAATGATAGTAGTAATGGCTACCATCGTGTCGTGCATAGCCGTTGTCGGCATTCATAATGCCAATCATCCAATTCAACGCTTTTAGCGTTTCAAAATGTCCTAACTCAATTAATTCTTTCTGCAAATGGATTACCCTTGATTCTTTACCCATATTTCTCATCTCCCTTATCTTCTTGATATACTTATTATATCATTATTTACCACATATGTCAACAGTTTTTATAGAAAAAGGTGAGAAAATTTTCTCACCTTTACTGATTGTTGTAAAACTGTAGCTGTTGACCTATCCCCATTCCCTGTAAAGGTATGATACATTCAATTCCTTTTGCTTCTAATAATGGAATTAGATATTTCCTGTATTGTTTACCTGCGAAGAAGTAAACTTTATCATAACCATATAAATGCTCGGCTACCTCTTTTGACCACGCTTTAACATCTTTTGCAGACATGTTATTTAGAGTTAAATCATATGTGTCAATTTTTTCATTTGGTTTTAAAAATCCATATTTAGCAGATAATATAGCCCAATTATCAAAATTCTTTATCACATAACGCTTTGCTTTACTAAAGAGGGCAGAAGGTTCATACATTTCTTCTGCTTTACATGAGTAATCCATCTTTAACTTTGTACAACTGATTAGTGCTATCTCTCTCATTATTGCACCCTGTAGTCATTCAGCATTACTTGATTGGTAATTGTTTTCACTTTTGTGGCGAAGTTGTACCATTCATTAACATTCATCTGACCTACTACATCAATCGTATCAAAGTATCCTAACTCAGAAGCATAATGCTCATTAACTTTGAATTTGATTAGTTCTATATTATCAAAAGTTTTAATCTTAACAGTTTCCTGTGTTTTTCCAATTACAGATGCACTCTCAACCGTAATTCCATTTACCCTAACAATTACTTTAGGGAATCCGTTGCCTGTTAGTAAATTGAATTGCTCAACAGCTTGTATGTATTCTGGCACTTCACTAACATTAAGTTCTAAATCATATGTCACTGTAGGCTCTTTATCTTCAAGTTCTGGAAGATTGTTTTCAATGTATTGAAGTAATTCATCTAGCTTTTCTTCTTTTACAGTGAATCCTCCTGCCTGTGGATGCCCCATAGCTTCCTCTACTAATCCAGACTGAATAAGGAATGTTTTCATATCAAATGTACCAAAGCTACGGAAACTTCCACTCGCTGTACCATTGTGAAGTCTACCAACAATAACAGGTCGTTTATATGTATCTGCTAGATTTTGTGCCACGATACCATTAAAACCTTTACTAGATTGTTCATCCAATACAACTAATACCTTTTGGCTAGAATCAACTTGTTTCATATATTGTTCAACGATAGATTTCTGCAACGCCTTACGTGAATCATTAACTTTCACCATTTGCAAACGAAGCTTTTTAGCTACACTATCGTCATCTGTCAATAGAATGTCGATTGCTAGTTTAATATTATCCATACGTGCTACACCGTTAATAAGAGGTCCAATTGTAAATCCAATAGAATCGCCATTAAGCTTGAATAAATCAGCTTTAGCACCCTTTAAAATACGTACAAGACCTGTGTTTTTCATATTGCGTAGTCCATGCATAATCATGTATCGATTTTCTAATACATCAATTCGCATAACATCGGCATACATTCCAACTGCAACTAGGTCTAAGTATTGCTCTGGGTCTACTTGCCCTAAAGTATCTTCCATAACTTGAATAACCTTAAAGACTACTCCTGCACCAGATAATTGCTTGTTAGGGTAGCTGTCTCCATCTTGTTGTGGATTTACTAACAATACATATGGATTTTCAACCTCAACAGCGTGGTGGTCAAGGATAATAATATCAATGTCAAACGCTTCCTTAATTCTCTTACATGCTGTCACATCATTAGTAGATGAATCGATTAGGATTAATAAGTCGCAATTCTTAATTTTTTCTGCATTAGCCTTTGCTCTCTCATTCCTACTCTCATCACTAGTGATTCTAAGCATTTCATAGATACCATGACCATCATTGCGTTCGCCATAAATGTAGTCAACATTATCAGTATAGTTTGATAGATAACGAATCATTGTTGATGTGGCTGTAAGACCATCGGCATCTGGGTCGAATGATACTACTATTTTCTCATTACTGGCAATAGCCTTAATGATTCTGTTGCTAGCATCCTCGATATTCTTAATCTCGTATGGGTCAAACATCTCATCTTTTGAAGGGCTTAAGAATCTATTAGTATCTTTAATCCCTCTAATTTTTGCAATCTGCTCTACAGGTGTGTCATTATGCGTGATTCTCGCCTGTGCCTTTCGTTGAATCCATTTCATAATATTTCGCTCCCTCTGCTTCTAGGTGAAAATCTTCCTGTGCAATTGTCAAATTGATTTTAGCCATTTCCATATAGGCTTGTCTCATCTCTAATTTATCAACTTTTCTCATGTTCACATTTCCCCTTTTTATATCATTATTTGTAACATCTGTGTTTAAAGTTAAATCTATTAACTTATACTATTATTATACCATTATTTGTTGTACAAGTCAATAGATTCTATTAAAATTATTCAATTTCTTCTTCTAAATCAATAGGGAAAATATAATCCTCTACTAACAAATTCCACTTATCAATACCCTCATCAATAGGTGCAGACTTCTTACCTTCTAGTATGTTATCAATATCATACATGGCAAACACTTTCCTACCTTTGAATAGCTTTGCCTGTGTTCGGACTCCATCAAGCGTTATCCCCTTATCGTAACATAGTACAACCTCTATGTCTAGCCCTAACTGCTTGATTACATCGGCTTGTTCAAGAGATATATCGGAAGCACCTATCGCCAAAGCATTGTAAACGCCATGTTCAAACAGTTTCATAGGAGATTTTTCACCTTCAAGGATATAAACCCTTTTCTGCTCTAATATGTAAGGATGTGCAAAGTGAAAGTTAAACCATTCATATCTATTATTGCAACGATAGACATATAGATATTTTCTCTCTGGGTCATCCTCATCCTTCATTATACGCCCTTTAACGCCAACCAATTGACCAAATCTATTACGTAAAGGAAATACTACTCTATGTGATTCAAAATCAAATCCTACGCCATACATGACTTGTGTATCATATGATATACCTTCATCTATCCATTCTTTGAATGGTAATGGCTTCCCCTTGTAATAAAATTCCAACATAGTTTCCTCTGGCAGAACAGGATTAGTCATAACCTCTCTTTTTCTCTTCTGCCCTTTCATCAAGGCTTTTAGAGGTGCTACATAATCCTTTTTAGTTTTAAATGCTCCACCTTTTAAAAACTGCGTCCATCCTAATGTTTCACAAACAAACCTCTTTGCATTTCCTAGATTATCAAGAAACTCTTTATCTGTTTTTTTGTTATGCATTAGGAATGAAACAAGGTCGAATATACTGCCACCCTTAAACCCTACAGGAGTTCTAATAGAGGAAGTAAGGCTATCATTAAGCTTAGTTTGTACTGCTCTTTTATTAGTAGAGTTAAATCTCTCTGGTAATTGGGCTTCAATACGACCACCACTATACGATACATGCTCACAGCCCATAGCTTCATATATCTCCTGTAGCTTATCTTCTTCTAGAATTTTCTTTCTAATAGTCTGTAAGTCGCTCATGCCCTCACCCCTTATACGCCCATTTAAAACCCTTATGATGACTTTGCTTCCCTTTGCATACTTTTACAATACAACTGCTATCTCCATTAATTGAGATAGATGCTTCTTTTACACTTTTATATTCCGCAACAATATTGCCATCCATATCTAGTTGAATTATTTCTACTGCGTTTGCCCCACATTGCTTTCTACTTCTAAGTTTCTCTCTTGTTTCTTCTGTAATTTCTACACCATATCTAGGATTACCTTCACCTGTCAATTGTTTGCTACGTGCTTTTCTTTGCTCGTCAGTAAACTTATAACCGCTAGTACCTTCTCCACCTGTAGTCATATTATATCCATTATGGTTAGGATTACCTATATATGAGTTATAGTAGTCAATCCAATATGCTTCTTTTTCATCAATTTCATTTAAGTCATTAGATGAGTCAATAACTTCCCATTTGAAATTTTCCTCTCCATGCTTTCTGATAGCACGATACAATAGCTGTTTCCAACCTAGTTTTGCTCGGTTACAATGTTCCCATTGTCTTTTCTCTATTGTTTGAGATGTTTTCCCAATATAAATCTTACCATTAACTAAATTTGTTGCTTTATATATAATCATAGTAATCACCCTATTCTATTATACCATTATTTCAATTGGAAGTCAAGAGTGGAAATTATCTCCCACTCTTATCATTGGCAACGAAACACCATCCAA